AGTATCTAATGCAATACTACCAATATTTGTAATATCTGCATCACTCATATCAAAACTGCCAGTAACATCTAAGTTACCACCAATTGAAGCATTACCTGTAACTGTTAGATTATCAGCAACCGTAGTTTCAGAAGTGGTGTGTCCTATCGTAACAGCAATACCGCTTGTTTCAGTGGCTACCTTTAAAGCACCCGTTGAGTTTGTTAAGTACGAATTACTTCCGTCATGGTATAAAGTCATATCTTGACTATCACCAATCTTAACAGGTGTAGAATCAGTTAATAATAAAGAGTCTGCTGATTCATCCCACAGTAAATAACTACCTGAAGTTGCTCCAAAGAATTTAACATCCTTACCTGTGTCATCTACACCAACGGTTACTGTTCCATCAATTTGAACAGCTCCATCTATATCTACAGCATCTAAATTAGTCGTACCGTCAACATCTAAATCACCATTAAAATCTGCGTTACCTGCAAGTGTTAAAGTAGATGCCATATCTACTGCGCCATCTATATCTACAGCGTCTAAATTAGTTGTTCCATCAATATCAGCATTACCACTAATATCTAATGTAGCTGCATCTAACTCTCCAGATATAGTAATATTTGTGCCGCCTGTAATAGCACCGTCCATTGCAACAGCACCATTGATATCTATTGTTGTAGCATTTAATTCTATTTCAGTATCACTTACTAAATCTAAAACACCATCAGCACTTTGATGTATATAAGTTCCAGAGTCTCCAAATTGTAATTGGTCAGTGCTAGAAAGTAATAATCCAGTATCAGCTACGTGTGTAAGTGTTACTTCTTGGTCATCGCCAAAATTTATAACTGCGCCATCTGCAAGAAAAAGATCACTAAATTCTAAAGAGCTTGTACCAAGCGCAGCTCCGTCTGAAGCGTCTGGTACAAATGCGGTTGTTGCGGTTATGGTAGAGCCTTGTATGGTTGTAAAAACACCCGTAGTAGCTGAACTTGCACCAATTGTAGCGCCATCTACTGTACCACCATTGATATCGGCAGTATCTGCTACCAACGCATCTGTAGTTACCGTACCATCAAAGTACGCATCTTTAAATTCTACTGAACTTGTTCCTAAATCTATGTCGTTATCTGTTACAGGAACGATTACGCCATCTTGAAATCTTACTTGTTCTACAGCACTTGAAGATACTTGTACAAAAATACCAAAGCGGTTATTAGTGCTGTCTGTTACTATTTTATTAAGAAAGTCTTGATCGCCTATTTGTGGAACGTGACCACCTTCTCCAGCCGTCCCATCGTGCTTGTGTCCTGTAGTGCCTGAAGAAGCGTAAGAAAATGCAGATAGTAGCTGGTTGTATTCGTTGTTAAATAATGCAGCAGTAATTGTATCTCCATCAGAAATTGTACTTTGTCGTGTGTAAGCTACCATTTAAACTATCTCCTATTAATTGGCGTGTAATCTATGTACAAACCATTTATAGCATACGGAGGGTTTGTGTCTGTTGACCGTATCCTAAAACTTGTTGTGTGTCCTGTGCCTTGCACTGTTTGACGTATCATGGGATCTTTTGTTCCTCCAAATTCTCCTGTGCCAAATACTGCTGTACCAAACACTGCTGGTATTCTTACACTTGGCGAATACTCGTCTGGTTGTGGTACATCTGTATCTTCGTAATCATAGCGAACTCTAAGTTTAGGCGCACACGTACCTTCAGGAGACAAAGACATTTTTACATAATTAATTGTTTTGCGAGTCCCATAGTCTCCAAAGTCAAAATCGGGAGACTGATAAGTGGCTTCGATATTAGCTTCTGTTCCATCGTGTACAAAAGAACTTCCATTGTCGTGAATATAAACATAGCCATCATTATCACCGTGATAAAATTGTTCGTTGTTATCAGTATCGAATCCAGAAACTATTGCTCTTGCTTGAATACCTTTAGTTTCTGACCACTCAAATCCTTTGTCTCTTATTGTACCTATGATACCTTTTGAAATAGTAGCAGATTGAGAAGTTGTAGTATAAAATAATCTATATTGTGATTTGTTTCGTATGACACAACTTGTAAAAATATTGTTTGCCATATTACTTACAGCACTTTGTATAACAGGTTGTATTGCTCTGCTTACAGAACTTAACTCTATATCGTCAATACGTGCTGTCCCTGCAAGAGTACGTACCCCATCAGGACTTAAAAATACTAAATCACCACCAATTTCTTGTATGCTACCGTTCGCTAAACACCCTACATTTTCAGTAATAGGCGTTACTGCAACCGTTGAAGAGTTATTTATATTTTGTAATTTGTGTATACTGTTCAAACAAAATATAATTAAGTCATCACGAAAAGATTTTAAGCCTACAATTTTATCTTCGATTACAATACTTCCAGAACCTGTTGAGGTAAAATCATCAATATCGTTTGTGCCAGTATAATAAACAGTGTTTGGATTACTGCTATCTCCTGCTACCACCAAATGTTTATCGTGTATAGTACATATCTTTGCAGTAATACTTCCTGATATTGTAATATCTTTTACAAAAAATGTACGGTTACTTAATGCACCTGTCCCTGTAATCTTAATGTAGAGTGGTTTAGAGCTTCCACTTTCGTCCGTAATAATAAGCTCACCATATTCTGTAGTACCTTCGTACAGTGCAAAGTTTACTTGACTTTGATTTGTCCTTGCGCTTGTAGAACGTCCTGAAAATGTAGAATAGTTATCTCCTCCAGCATCTACGCTACTGCGGTTTATTAATAGCCATGTTTCGCCATCTGTCGTAAAATAAATATTTGTACTGCTTGCAGCAATTACACCACCTGCATAAATAAAAAGACCTGTAATAGCGTTAGTGCTATTTGGTCTTGTTGCATCGCTACCGCCATAAGCTGAGAATCCATTGATTCTTCTATAGCCACCGTCTATGTCTACTTCAAAATTTTCAAGCTCACGGGCAAATCCGGGCTGTGCCAATAATTGAAATTGATTGACGTTTGTATTAAGTCCTCCTGTTAATGGTACAGCATATGGTTGACTTGGCATTATACGAACCTTATACGGTCATCTTTAACATAGTTAGGTGTTGGCTCCATTAAATGTAGTTTCATAGTTTTTAAACCACGTTTGTAATCTTCTAATGCAAATGCAGCTCCTTGATGGTTATCTTTAAACTGGTGCATATAATATCTTGCACGATTTACTAACACAGGAACATAAAGGTCTGGAAAAACTATTGCATCTCCATGTGCAGAAAGTTCTGTAGGTAAGTTATAAGCATAATAATAAATACGATATACTTGGTCAGGTATTGGAGATAGTCCAAACTTTCGATTATCAGGACTTTTTATAACTCTGTCGGGAGTTCCTCCTGTAGCTTGATCAGCGTCATCTTTATTTTGTGCAAGTCTAAAGTAATCTTTCCACTCTTCGATAGTTGTAAAACGTAAGTTACGTACCGTATAAGGAGCGCTTTCTCCACTTACACCTACTGTTGTTAGCAAAAAATTATCCCAATCTACGTAGCTGTAGTCCTCTATAATGCTACTTGAAGCAGCCTTTAATTCATACCAGCGTGTACCTGCGGTAGTTTCTACGTAAACATTACCGTACATAGGGTCAGTAGAGCCTGACTCACCGACAGCAAGAAAAGGCCACTGTGGTTCTTCATTAACCATATCAAGATAAGCACGATTAACTAAATCTTTTATATGAGTTTGAACACCTACAGACGAAGAAAAGTTAGAGGAGGTCAACTCAACTTCGTTGAACTCTCTTAACAATTCATTCGTTAATTGAAGATAAGTGGTTGCCATTAGTAAGAAGTTTTAATACGTTGTTCCATACTAAACTTAGAACCTTGAGCCTTACCAGCATTGTAGAATTTATTTTCTAATTCATGTATGTTTTGGTAGTTTTCAATACCCTCTTTAACCTGTTTAGTTTCTTCAGGTTCTGACTGTTCCATCATCGGTATTATTAACATTTAAATATCCTCTAATTTATTTTAATTGAAGTCGGTTGCTGTTCTTTAGGTATTTCAACTTTTAAAGAAACTATTAAAAGACCATCAGTAAACTCAGCATTTTCTACAACAACGTGTTCTGCAAGCGCAAAGTCACGTATAAAAGACTTACCACTAATTCCTTTATGTAAGTAGGAATCTTTCTCATCAGAAGATTGTTTCTTGCCTTTGATTGTAAGTTTAGCATCTGTTCTGGAATGAACAATTTCGATGTCTTTTTTATTCCAACCTGCTAAAGCTACTTCGATTTTATATTCATCATCGTTAATCTTAACAAGATTAAATCTTGGGTATTCTACTTGACTAGAACCGTTTAAAAAACTTCTTTGCAAACGGTCAAAGCCTACTAAAAAATTGTTAAAATCAGATAAAGCGAATGTATTCATAGTATATCTCCTATTTCCTTTCGGTAAATGTTTAGACCCTTTCGGTGTCTGCTTGTGCATCTTTTTTGTTTTTACGAAAAATGCGGTCGTAATTCTCATCATACTTTTTTTTATCAAACCCTTTACGGTAACGACTTTCTTTACTTACAAGCGTCCCTGTGTGCATAACAACGGGTTTTTCTTCTGATCCTATTTGTGGCATACAAAAACCTCCAAAAAGGTTTGGGGGCGATTAAGCCCCCTTACCATGTTAGTCGATTCCGTAGAACACTGAAACGAGTGCTTCGCCTCGTAAAACTTTAGAACCATAAACGTGTAGTCCACGTACAATGTCTCCAAAGCTATCAGGGTCACGGATAACTTCAGTGCTAGTGATCGTCTGAGCAGTAGCAGTAGAAGAAATATGTCCACCAATACATTTACCAGCAGCATTTGTAGTGTCTGCTATATTGTTGGTTTTGTACATATTAAATCCACGCAACTTACCAGAAGATACTAGGCCGTTACGAATTGAACCTTGACCAGCATTGTAGTCTACTGACAAAAGTTTAGAGGCGCTTTGAGAAAGCACTTCATAGAAGTCAGGACTTGCCAAGAACCAACGTCCTTCTTCGGGTACGTTTTGTTCGTCAAGAAGTCGAGCCATCTTTGCCATGACATCAATTGGGTCGTGTTCGTTAGAACCAAATCCAATGTCCAAGTTACCTGTTCCATCGAATGTACCAGCAGCAAGGTCAGTTGCATTGTCCGAACCTAGAATGTGGTTAGGACTTGAAGATGATACACCAGAAAACATAGCGGCAATTACGCCTTCATCAAAAGCATCACGCAATGCGTAAGCTGCTGAAGAAGTTGCTACGTCACGGAAATTAACATGAGACATTTGAGTTTCAATATCATCAACTACAAACTTAAATGCGTTTGCCATGTCAACAATTAAAGTAATCTCTTGGTCTGTTAGTTTAGTTTCAGTAACATCTTGCCCTCTTTCGTACTGATAAACAGTGATTGACGGTTCTTTGATAATCCTTACGCTATCGCCAAAGCTTGCAATTTCACCAGCATAGTCCGTGTTTGTGATCGCTTCGGCTACAGAAGCCTTACGAAAAAAGTTTAGAACTTGCTTAGAATAAACTTTAGGTAAAAAGAAAGAATTATTTTGTCCACTTACAGAATTACCAAAGTTAGCATTGGTATCCGTACTTGGCTCAAAAAATTGATCTGATTGGTTATAAGCCATTTTTAATATCCTCCTAGTGAGTAATTAACCTTTTACTACTCTGCCTTCTGATATAGCTTCTCGTATTTCATCTTCATACTTATCAAACTTATCAAGAGACATCGCAGCGATTTCCCCCTCAGTCCAAACCTTTGGTTGTTTAGCATCTATAGCTGTTGTCTTGGTAGACACCATATCTGCTGCCGAACCTTTTGATTTAGGCTGTGATTTAGTTTGAGTTTTGTAACCGTTTTCAAGTTTAAAAAGATCAATAGCCTTTGACGCTAACTGAGCATTGTCTGGATTTTTATATATCCATTCTTGTATTTGCTCTGGTTGCGCCTCAGCCCACCCATGAAATTCTTCAGAGTTCCTAAGTTCAGGAAAGTCTGGATGTTTTGCAAGTATATCAGCTTCAGCTTCACGCTGTATAATACGAGCTTCACGCTCTTTTATTGCACTAAGCTGTTCTTCAATCTGTCCTACTTGTTCAGAACTTCGTAAGTGTGCGACAGTCTCTACTGTGTCATATAAATCAGGGTATTCTTCCTTGAACTTTTCTATGTCTTCTTGAGTTTTAGGGGCTTGGTATTGGGGTCTGGCGGTTGCCAGCAACTCCTGCTCCCTCTGTTTAAATTCAGAAAGCTTATCATCATAATGACGTTTAAGATCATCGTATCTCTTTTTATAATTGGTTCGTTTCTTGGGAGTCTTTTCTTCTTCTCCTTCCTCTTCAGGGGCCGTATTCTGGGTAGCCTTCTTAGGTTTTTCAAAAAACAATTGATCCGCAGTATTCACTTTTTCACCGTCTGGCGTATGCCAAGACTTATTCATGTTATACGGATTCGATTCTTCCTCCTGTGTTTGGGTTACTTCACTCATAATATATCTCCTACGGGGCTTGTACTCTGCAAGGTAGCCATACTAATTCTTTCTTTTGGCCTAAGAAAAATTTATGGGGCTTGTCCTGTCAAGGTAGCCGTTGGTTTAAATTAACTAAGACTTGGTGCTTTGTTAGCTTTTGTAGCCATGAGTTTCATTAACTCGTTGTCTACACCGCCCACCTGTCCTAGTGGTTTTTCGTCTTCCTTGATTTCTCCACCAAGGTAACGATTCTGTCGCATTAGACCGCCATCGTAAGCCTGTTCTGCTTCGTCCATCATTGTTTGCAGATTATCGGCTCCAATTTGGTCTGTTGCTTTTTTGGTTATCACAAACTCTCCATCTGACAATCGTGCAGGTATTGAGTCTGATAAACCAGTTCCGGGGCCAGAAACTTCTCCTGCCCCAGAAAACTCAGAAGCTGTGTCTACAACCTTGTCAAATATTATGCTTAGTTGTGGGTCAGCTTCTAAAGTATTCATTAAATAATCTTGTTCTTCTTCGTTGAGAGATTCGCTTAGTACGAACTCCATATAATTATCTTCCATTTCAGCATCAGGTCTTTGGTCTGCTGCTTCAAGTTCTTCTGGCGTAGCATTTGGATAAGCATCTACTGGTACATCTTCTGTACCTAATTCTTCTTCTACTGGAGCTTCTTCTGGTATTGCTTCCATTTCTGGAGGAACCATCATACTCCCCGCTTGTTTT